GCCGGATCCCTCCCCAAAGTTCCGCTTTGGTCTCCCCTTAGTTCTCGTCGATAGTGGAAAGGTGCTGTTATGGCTAGGCCTCTCGCTCCATGCGGCACTATCGCCGCGTACAAGCGCCATAAGCGCAAAGGTGAACCGGTTGATGAGGCGTGTGCGGCGGCGTGTAGGAAGCAGAAGAATGACCGCATGGCGGCGAAGCGTGAGGCTTCAGCCGGTGCGGTGCGTGATGCCGTGAAGGCTGCGCCGTCGGTTGATGCTAATGAGGTGGACCCGCTTGAGGAGGCGCTGGACAATCTGCGTATTGTTCGTGCGGTCCTTCGTGATGAGGGTACGCCTGCGAATACGGTCGCAGCGTTGACGAAGCGCCGCGATGAGCTTGTGGATCGGATTGGAAAGTTGCGCGAGGCGGCGAAGCCTGTGGAGGTGAGTGTCATTGACGAACTCACCCAGCGGCGTTCTAGGGTCTCAAAGGCCGCGAGTTGAGCACGTCGCGAAGGCGGCGTTTTCTGACTTGGGCGAGGACGCGGTAGCGCTCTGTAAAGCGGCGGGTCTACATCTCGATGATTGGCAGGCGTACGTCGTTCAGCGGATGCTTGGCGAGCGGCTTGACCGGCGTTTTGTGGCGAAGCGCGTGGGCGTGGTTGTGCCACGTCAGCAGGGCAAGGGCGTGATCCTTGAGGCGCGCGCGCTCGCGGGCCTTTTCCTCATGCAGGAGCCGTACATTATTTGGACGGCGCACGAGCTGAAGACCGCTCAAGCGGCGTTTCTTCGTCTTCGTGGCTGGATCGATGGGTGTCCTGATCTGGCGAAGCATGTGGAGAAGTACTACACGGGCAATACGGAGAACTCGATCATTTTGAAGGATGGGCGGGCGCTTCGTTTTCTCGCTCGTACGCATGGCTCAGGTCGCGGTTTGACGGCATCGACGTTGATTCTTGATGAGGCGTATGCGCTCACGCAGGGGCAGCTTGCGGCGCTTATGCCTACGCTGTCGACGGCGGATAATCCGCAAACGATTTTCACGTCTTCAGCGGGTATGCCGTCGAGTGAGGTGCTTGGTGATCTTCGCGAAGAGGGACTTCGCGGCACGTCGAGCGGTCTCGCGTATTTTGAGTGGTCCGCTGAGGATGACGCGTCACCGGATGATCTGGATGCGCTGGCGACGGCGAACCCTGGTCTTGGTGTGCGTCTTTCGTTGGATCATGTGGCGACTGAGCGCGCGTCGATGGATGATGAGACTTTCAAGCGTGAGCGTCTTGGTATTTGGGCGAAGATCGGCGGGGATACTGCGATTAGCGCCGCTGATTGGCGTGCGTGTCTTGATGAGGAGTCTCAGGCGGGTGCGCGGGTCGCGTTTGCGGTCGATGTCCCACCTTCGCGTGATGTCGTGACGATTGCGGCGGTGTCTGAGCGCGAGGATGGCGTGAGGCATGTCGAGGTTGTCGAGCAGGTGATGCTGTTCGAGGCGGTCGAGCGGGTTGCTGAGCTTGTGGAGCGGTGGGAGCCGGTCGCGACAGTTATCGACGAGGGTGGGGCCGCTGGCACGCTTGCCCCTGAGCTGCGTCGCGCGGGCGTGCGAACGCTCCCGTTGAATACGCGCGAGTATGCGCAGGCGTGCGCGAGCCTTTTCGACAGCATCACTTCGGGCCGGGTTGCTCATATCGGGCAGCCGCTCTTGGATGAGGCTGTTTTGGCAGCGGTCACGAAACCGATGGGTGACACGCTTTGGAAGTGGAATCGCAAAGATCAGACGGTGGATATTTCGCCGCTCGTGGCGGTCACGCTCGCGTGGCACGGACTTGAGAAAAGGCAAAACAAGCCTCTGAATGGGGGCGCGAAGAAGGGTTGGAGGGTTGTGAGCCTTGGGTAAATGGATTCGCGGACTCTCCGACGATGAGCAGCAGATTTTTGACCGCCTCACGTGGCAGGTGCGCGACAAGAATGCGCGTAACCGTGTGCGCCAGTCGTACATGAACGCGAAGCATTTCACGAATCAGCTTCCGCCCACTGCGCCGCCTTACGTGCGCAATATTTCGATGGTGCTTGGGTGGCCCGCGAAGGCTGTTGAGGCCCTTCACCGGCGCACGCGCTTTCAAGGGTTCTACAGTCCCGATAGTGCCCTTGACCGGTACGGTTTGGGTGAGATTCTCGACGCGAATAACTACACGGTCGAGGCTGGCCTTGGTGAGCTCGATGCGATGGTGCAGTCGTGCTCGTTCGAGATTGTGACGCCGGGCCGCGAGGGTGAACCGGCGGCGGTAATTACTCACCAGTCGGCACTCAGCGGTACGGGTGATTGGAATGACCGTACGCGGCGGCTCGATTCGTTCCTCTCGATCTCGAGATGGAAAGAGGGCGAGCCGGTCGACTTCGCGCTATATCTTCCCGGTGAAGTGGTGGAGGTCAGCGACTTCGAGGTCGTGAACCGGTATCAGCACAAGGAGCACGTCCCCGTCGAGGTCGTGGCCTACAAGCCGCGCCTGGGGCGACCGTTCGGTTCGTCGCGGATTTCGCGCCCGATCATGGCGCTCACGGATTCGGCGGTGCGCACGATTCTCCGGTCGGAGGGCACGGCTGACCTTTACGGCACGCCCTCGTTCATGCTGTTTGGCCCGGATGAGACGGCTTTCGATAAGGATTCGTGGCAACTCATCATGGACCGCGTGAACGTGATCCCCGATAACGACATGATGGAGGGTGACCGGGGCCGCGCGAGCGTTCAGCAGTTCACGCAGGGTTCGCAGCAGCCTCACGTCGATCAACTCCAGGTTTGGGCGGGCCTTTTCGCGGGCGAAGCTAATATCCCCGTTTCGTCGCTTGGCGTGGGGATGTCGCAGGCTAACCCAACATCGGCTGAGGCTTATGTGGCTTCGCGCGAAGATCTCATTAGTGAGGCCGAGGCGGCAGCGGATGTGTGGAAGCCTACGCGCGTACGTACCGCGCTTCGAGCGTGGCGAATCGCGAACAACACCGACACCGTTCCGGATGATCTGAAGAAGCTTCGCGCTCGCTATCGTGACGCGCGTTTCACGTCGAAGTCGGCGGCGGCGGATTCGGCGGTGAAGCTCACGTCTGCGATCCCGTTCCTTCAGGAGTCCGAGACGTTCCTTGGGACGATCTTCGAGGATGAGGTTCTCGAGGGCATTTTGAGCGATAAGCGTAGGCAGCAGGGTTCTGCGATTGCGCGACTGATCGGTGATCGTAATGGTCTCAGTTAGGCAGGCGCGCGACTTCGATAAGGCTCAGCGTGAGCTGTCGCGGCTAATCGAGCGGGATATTCGCCGCACGTGGGACGCGCTGGACGCGTACACGGTCGAGGGTAAGCGCGACGCGCTCCTTGATCTGATCCCGGGTCTCGTGAATCACTATGGTGATGCGGCGGCGGCTATCGCGGCTGAGTATTTCGAGCAGTGTGTTGGTGAGGCGGCAACGATTCCCGCGTTCGCGTTCGATGACGCGATAGCAGGGTCGGTGCGTTACGGCATGGGCCCGGCGTTCGCGGGTCGAGGTGATGACGCGCTCGGGTTAGTTGTTTCAGCCTCGCAGCGCCACATGCTTCAGTTCGGGCGCTCGACCATGTACGAATCGGCTTGTGCGCATGATGGCGTGTATTTCGCTCGCGTTCCCGACCCGAATGCGTGCGCGTTTTGTCGAATGCTCGCGGCACGCGGCGCGGCCTACACGTCGAAAAGGTCAGCAGCCGTAGTCACGACCGGTACACGCGAGGGCGAGTCATTTCACGATGATTGCCACTGTTCAGTCGCGGCAGCTCGCGACGACAGCGAACTCCCCTACAGCCCCGATAAGTATTACGCCGAATACGCAGCAGCACGCGACGCCTCTCCTGAATCCCTCGTACCTCGTGACGGACTCTCCAGTGAGGCGTACGAGGCGCGCGTCAAGGCGCTCAGGGGTGATAGTCAGCAGGCTATCGCGGCACGTATGCGCGCCATGAGCGGCATGAAATAGACCCCTCCCGCACGGGAGCTAACTGTAACTATCCACGGCCCGCATGGGCCTTTTTTATTGCCCGCATGGGCGAAAGGGCGTGAGTCATGAGCGACACGCAGGAAACGTCAACCCCTGCACAGGAGACGACTGAAAGCACTGGAACCGACTGGAAAGCTGAGGCTCGAAAGTGGGAGGCGCGCGCGAAAGAAAACACGGCGCGCATCCGCGAGCTTGAGCCGTTCGAGTCGCGCGTTCGCGAGCTCGAGGAGGCTACGAAGAGTGACCTCGACGCCGCCGCGAAGCGCGTCACAGCGGCCGAAACGAGGGCGAGCGAGGCGGAGTCTCGCGCGCTCAAGTTCGAGGTTGCGGCCTCGAATGGCGTCCCGGCTGACCTCCTTGTCGGAGATACGCGCGAAGCGCTTGAGGAGACTGCGCAGCGCCTTCTCGAGTTCCGTGGCACTCGTGCGCCCTATCGCCCTACCGAGGGCTACAACAACGATCCAGACAGCGGAAACGAACGGCGCATCTTCGCGCGTCAACTTTTCGCACCAGAAAACTAAGAAAGGCAGTGCATCATGACTGTTCTCAAGACCGGGGACCTTACAATCCCCACTCAGATCATTGAGCCGTGGATCAAGAGCGTATCCAACGGTTCTGTTATTTCCGCACTCTCCCCCAATATCCCGATGAAGTTCGGCAAGGGCGAGGCGTTCGTGTTTGGCACCGACGAAGCCGAATATGTCGGCGAGGGCGCGAACAAGGGCGAGTCCACTTATAAGAGCAAGGTTCAGCGCATCGAGCCGTTCAAGTTCCATAAGACGGTTCGGTGGACCGAAGAGGTCATGTGGGCCTCGGAGGATCACCAGCTTGAGGTTCTTGACCAGATTCTCGCGGAGATTCAGCCCTCGCTCTCGCGTGCGCTGGATTATGGCGTAATCCACGGCGTCAACCCGAAGGATGGCACGCCCGCCGAGAAGATGACGCAGAAGCTCGCGGCCGCCACGAGCGCCGTGGTCGCAGACCCGGCAAAGAAGGCTTACGAGGCTGTCGACGCGGCGGATGCGCTCGTTCTTGGTAAGGAGAATCTCCCCTCGGGCATCGCGCTTGACCCGTCCTTCGCGGCTCGCTTCGCCGGGATTCGCGACAATTACGGTCGCAAGATCTACCCCGATCTCTCGTACGAGACGGCCCCCTCGAACCTCGAGGGTCACAAGTCGAGCGTGTCCAAGACCGTTTCTGGCACGGGTGTCGTGAAGACCCCGTCGAACATTCTCGGCATCGTCGGTGACTTCAGCGCCGTGCGTTGGGGCATCCAGAAGAGCGTTGGCCTCGAGGTTATCCGTTACGGCGACCCGGACGGCAACGGTGACCTCAAGCGCAACAACCAGGTCGCTTTCCGCGCCGAGGTTGTTTATGGCTGGGGCATCGCTGACCTTGACGCGTTCGCGCTCATCAAGTCGGAGTAATGGTCGAGCTGATTCACGTGGCAACCGGCCTCACTGTTCGCGTCGCGGATGGTGAGGCCGAGCGCCTCGGTAGCGAGTTCGCTCCCGCCGATAAGGCCGAGAATGCTGGCGAGAAGCGAACGGCGCGAAGCCGAAAGACAGCTACTAAGTGACGTGTAGGGGGCTTTCGTGATTGATCTACATTGGGCGACACCTGAAGATGTGATGGTCTCGTGGATTGGCGCGGACGCTCCCACCGATGACGTGAAGCTCGCGGTGTGGATTGCTCGCGCTGAGCGGCTCTTGCGCCGCGAGTTTCCGACCCTCACGGAACGGGTCGAGGCTGATAATGGCGGAGAGTTCACGGAGATTGTTCGCGACGTGATTGTCGCGATGGTGACGCGAGTTTTCCGCAACCCAGCTGGGCACCGCTCGGTTACGGGGCAGGAGACGACGGGGCAGTTTTCTGGATCGAACACGATCACGTTCGGCGGGGATAATCCCGGCGCGCTCGAGCTACTGGATAGTGAGCGCGCAATGCTCTCGGACGGTCTCGTGCGCAAGGGTCGCGCGTTCAACATCAACGTGGGTCCTTCGCGCGGCTACGCGGTTCACGATAACGGTTGCAGCGTGATTTTCGGTGCCCGTTATTGCTCGTGCGGCTCAGACATCAATGATTATCGCGGTCCGATCTACGGCGTGGGTGATGCCGATGCGTAGGATCACGGCGACCCTCGAGATCCGCCCTCGTGTCGATGGTGAAGTTGACCGGTACGGCAACCCTAAGCGCTCTTACGGTTCGCCGGTGCCGTGGCCCGTGTTCGCGGTTGCGCCGCGTCCAACGGAAGAGCCGGGCGAGGCCGCGCGCGACGTCGTGATTTCTGGACTGCAAGTGTTCGCCCCGATTGATGGGCCGGAGCCCGGCCCTCATGACCCTGTCTCTTATAC